TGCAGAGAAAGTTTTGGAAGCTATTTACTAGAAGAAGAAGAGGTAAGTCCGAAAATATATTCTATATGTTATGAGGATATGTGGGGAAACTTCAGTTGTAGTAAATTTAGTAAAGATGGAATTGATTTTAATATAAATGATGTAAGTTATAGTTTTTCAAGTACTCAAGATAAAACAACGTTACTTTTCAAATTTAAGAGTTGTACAGATTAAATTTAATCCACTTCGGTGGGTTTTTTCAAAAAATTCAAAGAGCCAATATGGCTCTTTTTTTATTGAGCGCAATTTATGAAAACCATTTACCAACTCAAAATTGGTGACTTTGCGCCAAGCGAATCGACACGCTCATTTACCAAAGAGGGGTATCTGAAATGCGTCAATGTTCGCTTAGCTAAAGCGCCTCAAGTACGTCAGTACTATGCGTATGAGTTTCCTTCACTGGAAGGTTATACAGCAGATCAAATCATTAATGTCTACACGCCTGCAGAAGAGCTTTTCAAACCTGAGGCTATTCAAAGCTTCAATGGTGTAGACGCTACAGACTATCACCCGCCTAAAAATGAAATTAACGCATCTAACTGGAAGGATTATCACATTGGCTATTGTGAGAACGTTCGACAGGAAGGCGATTATCTGGTGGGTGATTTGCTCATTAAAGACAAGATCAGCATTGATCTGATCCAAAGCAACGAGCGGCTAGAAATGTCGCTTGGCTATGGAGCCTTATTAATCGTTGAGCAGGGTACTGCGCCAGATGGCACGCCGTATCAAGCCAAATTTATCAATTTTATTGGCAATCACGTAGCACTCGTTAAATATGGCCGTTGTGGTGGTGATTGCCGCATCGGTGACAAACAGCAAACTCCACCAAAGGGGAAAACAATGGAAGTAATTGTAAACGGTATCCGCTTTAACATCGGCGATAACACGCCCTTAGCAGATGCATTAAAGCAGCAACAAGAGCAGCTTGAAAACATGAAGGCTGCAAAACTTAAAGTGGGTGATAAGCAATTTTCAATCGGTGATGAACTAGGTGCCATTCAAGCGGTTGTAGATCAGTTACATGCTGAAAAAACAGCTCTGGAGCAAAAAGTAGGTGATCTGGAAAAGAACCAAATGACGCCTGAAAAGCTTGAGCAAGCTGCGGCTGAACGTGCTGCTGTGATTGCGGATGCTAAAGCATTGGTACCAACAGTTAAAACAGAAGGCTGCACATGCGAGCAAATCAAGCGTGATGTAATTGCTGCTAAAGCGGGTGATGCATTAGTAACAGCTTTGATGGGTAACGTGTCGGTAGGCGATGCAAAGCCTGAGCAGATCGATACAACTTTCCGTGCACTCTGTGCTGTGAAGGGTACTCAACCTTCTAACCCTGTAGGTGATGCACTTCACCAGCAACAAAGTGTTAAAGCTGGCGATGGTAAACCAGTAGATGGGGAGCCTAAAACCAACAACAAAAAAGAAGCTTGGAAACAAAGTTTCTAATTAACTGGAGAACTTCAAATGTCTTTAACCCCTCAAGCTATTCCGGGTATGCGTGCTCGCCTGCACATGCCCGAAGAAATTTTATCTTTGCCAGTTGCTGGTACTGGCGTAGTTAGTGACGGCGAAGTGGTGGTCCAATCTGCTGACGGGAAAACCGTAAGCGCAGTAACTGGGGCAACCAATACAAAGTTTGGTGTAGTGGTTTTTCAGCACGTGGGTAAATCTGGAAAAAATGCCTTAGGTAAAGAAGCCTATCAAGCTAAGGACTGTGCACCTGTAATGCAAATCGGTTCTATCTGGGTGAAGCCTTCAGCTCCAGTGATTGATATCAATGCGAAGGTTTATGTACGTACTTCGAACCCTACTGCCCAAGCGCCACTTGGTTCACTTTCTTCTTCAGCATTAGATTCTACGGAACTACCTAATGCTTCTTGGGAAACCATCACTGGTCCTGATGGATTAGCTATTCTTCGTTTACGTGGAGCATAATCAATGTCAAAACAATTAGAACAAATGAAAATCCGCCTATCAGCAGTTGCACATGGGGTGCAAATCGCTGTAGGGGATGCATTTAATTTAGATAACTTTGCCAAGTTATTATTAAAGCTTGAATCAATCGATGAAATGACACCGCAACTTGCTGAAGCCCAAGCTTATGCAAAGTACTTACCAATTGAAGGATTGGAAGGTGCAGTTATAGGTTCGGCTAGTGTCTTGCAACGTAAGAGAGGCGTAGGACGTGGTAAGCGCTTCTCAGGTCAAGGCAATGATGTGCCATTAGCAGAAGTTGTTTACGATGAAGTAAAACTCACTGTACAGCCTGGTGTTATTGGTTATGAAATCAGTATTTTTGATGCTGCAGCTGCCTTAAAAGCAGGTATCCAGTTAACGACTGACAAAGTTGCAGCAGCTCGATTGGCCTATGAAAATCACATGAGTGATGTCGCTTGGTTTGGCGAGCCTGAAACTGGTTTGCTAGGCTTCTATAATCAAACAGGTGTTGAGGTGATTACTTCTACGGTAGATTATACGACTGCCACAGTAGAGGTCATTCTTGCCGATATCAATAAGGCAATTAAAGGTGCTTCTAATGCCTCTAAGTTCGATGGCAGTATTCAACCTGATACTTTCGTGATGCCTGAGAATAAGTTCACTATTCTAGCGAGCCGTATCGTTCCAGATTCAGCGGGTAAAACGTTCCTTGAATACATTAAGGAAAAGAACACCTTTGCAATGCAAGGTAAAACACTGACATTCACTTCTGAAAGTATGCTTGAAGGTAAAGGTGAAGGTGGTACTGACCGCAGTATTATTTATCGCCGTGATCCGAGCTGTATTACTTTCCGTTGTAATGAACTGGAATTCTTGGCAGCTCAACCTATCAATTATGTGATGCGTACACCGGGACACTATATGTATGAAGGTGTCTATTTAAAACGTGTCGATTCTCTCCGCTACTATGATGTTGAATAAGGATAACTAAACATGCCAAAAATTACTTATAGCGGCTCTCAGGCCGCTTTTTCTTTTGATGGAATTCAGGTCGGTCAGGGACAAACTGTGCAAGTTAGTGCTGCGGATCTCACACGTATTTCAAAAGGTAAAGCCTTTAAATCACTCGTTGAAAAAGGTGAACTTGAAGTTCAGGAAATTGCGGAAGATGAGCCAAAAACAGCGGGTAAAACTGGTGGTCGTGGCGGTAAAGGCGGCAAGCAAAACGATGCAGCAGGTGAGCAGCAAAAGCCAACTGATGAAGACGCTTTGGCCGCCGTGAAGGCTGAATTAACAGCGCTTGAAGTAACGTTCAGTGATGATGAAACACTTGAGCAGTTACAAGCTAAGTTAGCTCAGGCTAAAGAATAAGGTGAGTCTATGGACGTACAAACGTTTCGTGAAAAGTTCTCGACTGATTCGAGTTTAATGTCTTTGCCAGATGCAAAAATTCAGGATGCTTTAGAAGAAGCGGATCTGATTGTTTCTCAAATTGAGTTCGGGGCATTAAAGGAACGTGCTGTAGGTCTATATGCAGCACATATCCTTAAAGTAGGTATCTCAAGCGGCAATGGTGCTGCTTTTGGTACTGCCTCAAGTATGACAATTGCGGGCCAAAGTGTGAGTTATTCACGATCATCGAAAGAAGCTTTCTATGATCTCAGCATGTATGGCCAGCGCTATCTTGCGTTAAAAAATTCCATTCCAATCGATGATGAAGGCACAAACCCTAATTGTTTAGGCGTTGGTGCCTTTGTTGTATAGGAGAATCCCATGCCTTTTAAATATCAGGCACCAGAAGGTTATAAGCCAACAAAACTCGTTATTGCCGGGCAAAACCTAGATATCAAAAACGGCGTTTTAGAATCGGATAATGACATTATCCATATTTTAAAGCCCTTAGGTTTTGAGCGTTATGTTGAAGTGGTTGAGCCAAAGAAATCTGCAGCATCTACTAAAGAGTAATTAAGTTATGAGCGATTATCGTGTTGATGCTCAGGTCAATTTTGATGAGATGAATAATCGCGTTAGGTTTGAAATAAGACGCACGGTTAACGCTCTTACTTTGCGCTTACAGCGGATTGTTCAGGAAGACATGTTAAGTGGCCAACGACTCAAAGTTCAGTCAGGGCGCTTGCGAGGATCCGTTTCATCAAAGGTGGATGAGGATAAGGATTCCATTGAGGGAACCGTGGGAGCTGGTGGTGCTTTGGTGCCTTATGCGCCTGCACATGAGTTTGGTCTAAATGGTGCTTTGGGTGTTAAAGCACACCTGAGGACAATTAAACAGGCGTTTGGCCGACCTATTTCACCTGTTCAGGTCAATGTTAAGGCCCATTCTAGGAATGTTCGGTTTAGAGAATTGCGGTTCATGCGTGATTCACTGGATATCGTGGCCAAGATTGTGCCGAAAAATATTGATGCAGCAACTCAGCGAGGTATAGCAGGTGGATAGTGAAGCAATTTATCAAGCGCTGTTTGATCGGTTAAGTACAAGAGTAGAAGGGCTCAAAACAGTAAGTCGCCGTTTACGTCACTTTAACCATGTAACACCAGAACAGCGCCCAGCCATGTTTATTACACAAGGCAATCAGCAAGAAGTCCCGGTACATGGTTTAGATTCAAAAGTTGAACTAGCTGCTGAGGTTTATCTCTATATTCATGAATCGGACACTACAAAGCCGCCATCATCGCAGATGAATATATTCATCGATCGTGTACGTGAAGCTATTCAGCCAGATCATCCAGATTTTAATGAATGTCAGACCTTGGGAGGTTTGGTTGAGCATTGCTGGATTGAAGGCACAATAGAAGTGTATGAAGCAGTAGAAAACATGCTAGATGATCAGGCGATTGCCATTATCCCTATCCGGATCCTCACAACCAATTAACAAAATATTCATTTTATGACCGCCTCGATGGCGGTTTTGTCATTTTAGAGAGGTCAAAATAAATGGCTCAATATTTATTTGGTGCCGGCAAGATTTTTGCTACACCGATTCAAGATGTATACGGGCAACCGATTATTAATCCCACACCAGTTGAAGTGGGGGTAATGCAATCCGTTGGTGTAGATATTAGCTATGACTTAAAAGAACTTTTCGGTCGTGGACAGTTCGCCGTAGATGCCGCGCGTGGTAAAGGTACCATTAAATGTAAAGCTTCTTTCGGGCGTATTAACGGTACATTGTTAAATTCTATTTTCTTCGGTGGTGTTGTTGCTGAGGGTGGAATCGAAACAGTTTCCCAAACAATTAATGGTGAAGTGATTCCGGCTGGCGGTACTGTTACTCCGGTTGTTCCTAATAGCGGTACGTTCGTAAAGGATCTAGGCGTAACGGATGCGAAAGCAATTCCCCTTAAACGTGTAGCTTCAGCGCCAACAACAGGGCAATACAGTGTAGATGCGGCAACCGGTGCTTATACATTTGCTGCTGCCGATGCAGGTAAAACGGTATTTATTAACTTCCGTTATTCAGCAATGGTAGCGGGTGCTAAGTCAATCACTGTATCAAACCTAGATATGGGTTATACGCCAGAGTTTGCCGTTGACCTGCAACGTGACTACAAAGGCAAGTTCATGCACATGAATTTCTTCCGTTGTACCAGTAACAAACTTGGATTCAGTTCAAAACAGGACGATTACGATATTCCTGAGTTTGAATTCCAGCCTATGGCTGACGATCTTAACCGTGTGTTCAAAATTGATTTATCGGAGTAATAGTAAATGCAATTTAAG